CCGAATAAATCTACATTTATCTTCATTAATATGAACTAGCTTGTTTAGCTAATCTTTTTTTCATTCTAGAATTAGCAGCTATAGCTCTATCTTTTCCTCTTTTAGCACTTTCATCTTTAACACTAGTATCTGGTTTTTGAGTCATTTTCTTTTTACCATAACTTTGACAATCAGACATAGATTTATAACCCATTGCTTTCCAACCTACTTTACACTTTGCTTTACTTGGCATTACTTCCTACCTTTCATTGCTTTCTGTATAGCTGCCGACCTTTTACTTTCATAAGAAGACATCTTACCATCTTTGTTTAAATCACCAACTTTTTTCTTACCATATGACATACAATCACTCATGCTTTTGTATCCCATTTTTTTCCATCCACTTTTACATTTCATTGCACTTGGCATCTTTTTTCTCCTTTTATTATATGTTCTGCGCATGCCTCCAGTTTTTAAAGAACTACCACGACCTGTATCTTTACTAGATACATCTGCTAATCCTATAACATCAGACATTATTTCCAACTTATACGTTTACTGCTCGTTTTCTTTTTCATAGCAGAAGTACATTGAGCCATTGTAGGTCTGCATGCTGGGTATGATTTTCGTTTTTCACCTTTACGTCTTCCACATGGTTTTCCAGTTTTACAATCTACCCAACCTTTACCTTGATTGCGAGAAAACCATTTTCTTAATCCTTCTTTCGCCACTACTTCTTTTTTCTATGAGGAATTGTTTGAACTTTAAATGAAGCAGTAAGACTAGCTCCTTTATGAGCTTTATATCCACCTTTTGGATTTTTCATAAGTTTTACACCTCTACCAGATTTCATCCAATGATAACCTTTTGGTGCTTTTACTTTTTTATTCATTACTTCTTACCTTTTTTACTAGAGTTACCCCAATTAGCTGCTCCAACTTTTCTGCATTTACTTAATGCTCCTGAAGCATATGCTGATGGCCATACTTTATATCTTGCTTTTACTTTATAATAACAAGCATCTTTCTTAGACATTTAACACCTCCAACGTCTTCTAGCTGCGCAAATTCTCTTATCAGGAGTCTTTGAACAATTAATTCCATGCATTCTCATTTGACCTGCAGAACGACTACAATAACTCTTTCTACGTTTTGCTGATTTACTACCAGCTTTTACTTTACCAGTTACTGCTGTTTTTAACTTAGAACCTGGATTCATTCGTCTATAAGCTGCTACACCTGCTCGTGTCATTCCAGCTCCAGACTTAGTGGACCGAAAGTTCTTTTTATTTTTAGCAGGCATTTTACCTTGTTTACGAGCCATTTTATAATCCCATTCTTACTAATACTTTATCAAGTTTATCTTGTAAGTATGCAATAGATTCTTCTATTTCTTGTATTCTACTTTCTTCAATAGAAGGTTTTACTTTTTTAACTTTAGATTTTTTACTATCCATTATTTCCAAACCATTCTAATTGCTACAGATAAGATATCCATACTTTCTTTTGCAATTGCTTGTTTCTCTTTTGCAGACAATTTACCATCTTTCATAGCTTCATTATATTTTTCAGCTACATCTTTAAATTCTTTTAAGATAGGTCTCCATTTAACTGCTACAACGCTCATATAACCACCAATTAAAATAGCAACTAAGTATGCAAAATTACTTAATGATAACCATTCCATTATTTATTCTCCTTTAGTATTTGTTTTATTTCTGCAATGTCTTCCATCATTACATCTAGTTTGTAAGTTATTAAATTTCTATCAGCAATTACTTCTCTTTTATCTGCTTTTAATTCTAATTCTTCTTTTAATAAATCAACATCATACTTCATAAAGCCAAATGCTAATGTTACAGAGCAAATTAAAGCTATTATAGTTACAATGTTTTCAAGTGATATATTAGTATTTAATTTCATCTGTTTCTAAGTCTTTCTACTTCTTGTTCTAATACTTTTATTCTTTCATTTTGTTTAATATCAGCAGGTATTTCAGCATCTTGATTAGCTTCAGCATCTTCTTCTATATTAGCAATATGTTCTTCATTCATAGCTACTTGATATTCTAAAAAAGATATACGAGCATTTAATTGGCTGTATCCCCATACTAACATAACTACAAATGTAACTGCTTGTATAATCATAGGCAAACTTATAGTCATTGATGTATTGTCTGATATAGGTTTAGTGTTTTCCATTTAATCTGCTTATTACGCCTTTTATTTCTGATACTTGATTATCTAAGTCGTTTATTTCTTTGGTTAAGTCATCAAATTTTCTATCTAACTTTTCATCAGACTTATTCCATCTATCTATTAATTTTATAACCATTCCTTCCATATTTTCAAGAGTTTCGCTCTGCCCCTTATTCTCTATCTTTAATTCTTCTATTGCGTTGGCTTGCTCGTTTCCTCTTTTGCTCATTGAGTATACTAAGTACACTAATAAAGCCCCTACGACACCTATCATACCCGCTTCGCTGTAAATCTCCATGAAGTTCATTATTATTCTTTTTCTTGTTTAATACATTTTTCGCAGACTCCAAGATATATTTCCCCTTTTGGTTTATTACAAAATATGCAATAATATGGGATTTTTTTCATCGGACTCTCCGTAGTTCCCTGTTAATAAAATAGTTATGATTAAAGTCATCTTCAGTTAAGACTACTTTCTTTTCCTTTTTTTCTTTCCCCAACTTAAAGGGTTTAAATTTAATTCTGTTTCGTACCATTCTAATTGTTCTTGCATCTTGCTTATTTTTACTTCTTCTTCTGCTATATGTTTATTGACAAGTTCTTCAATGTTAGTGTCAGCGAGTTCCACTCTTCGTTCAAGTTCCTTAATTCTATTTTCAACTTGTAGGTACGAATAAACAAGTCCAGCGATAACCACAACTGACTGAATAAGCCACTTAATATTGATAGATATAATAGCGTTGTCATCGACCATAGCTCCACGATACGACCTTGCCGTTTTAGGTTTGGCATTACTCATACCTCATAACCAGCTATACTCCAACCGCCATCACAACTTCCAAGAAGAATTAATCCACCAAGCACTATTATTAAAAATGCTATAATAGATACATAATCTTTCCAATCTTCGTTCATATTACCATCCACCAAGCAGCTGCTGTTTCAACAAATATATCTGAAGCAGTATTAATTGCCCATCGTTGTTTTGTTCCATATGTTTCCTCTGTACCTTCAACATATACTTCGAATATTTCCCATGCAATACCTATGATTAATACCCATAAGACTGCCCATAAATCTGATGCACCTAACCATTGTGCTATTTTTGCTATAAATAATCCAGCTGCTATATGATAAGATGTCCACCCATCTAATGCACCTGAACTAACTTGCCAACTATAAAATGTTGCTAAAGGATTTTTCATTTAATTAATACTTTCTGATTGTTTAATTCCTTGACCATTATTAAACCAACTTACTTGTTTGTTTTCATCTTGCATTAACATTTTAGTATATAGTAAATCTAAATGTTTTATAAGCATTGCTACTTCTGGCATATGAATGACTAATTCTTTTTTAGAAGAAGGTTGTTCTTGTTTTTTTTCAACACTATTTTGTTTGTTATATATTTCTGCTAATGTCATTTCTTTATATGTTTTGCACCAAAGTTTTCTACAATTCTAGATAGTAATTCTGCTTTAGTTTCACTATCACTATAACTAATACTACGAATATCGTACCATGTTTTTATTTCTGCTTTAGTATTTGATTCATCAGGAAATTCAGATTGTAATGTAGCAATGCCACCTATTACTTGATGCTTACCTACTACTACTCTACCATGAGTATATCCACAATTATCTTCACATTGAGATACATAGTATTCTTCTATATTTTTAAAACTATCGGAACGTCTTACAACATCTCCATCTACTTCAACAAAGTAATCATAGCCAGCAGAAGGGTAAGTCAAGGTTTCGACAGTCCCATCAGCATACGTTTTAGTACGAATAGCATTAGGAGTTGTGTTACGATGTAACCTAATTCGTTTACCTTGACTACACTTCCTTATAATCATAGCTTACGCTTTAGCTTCCTCTTCTTTATCTTCAGCAAGAGCCTCACGAAGTTTTTCTATGAATGCATCTTTACCAACACTTATTTGGTCTAAGTTAAACTGCATAGAGTTCATCTTATTCTGTAAGTCATTAATGTGGTTAAGAAGTATTTTTTGCTCATCTGTCATATCTTCAATGATATACTCTTTGTCATCGAAAGTTAAAATAGGCTTTTGTTCTTTTTCTTTTTTAGCCATTATTTAGCTCCTTTATTTGTTGTTATTTAGAAAGTTTTGCTTCTAATTCTTTTACTTTAGCAGATAACTCTTGAACTGCTTTAATTAATGGTGTGATTAATTCTGCTTCACCAAGCATTTGCATACCATCTCTGTTTTCTTTCCAAACTGGAAACTCTGAATGACCTGCTT